ATTCATTGATTCATGGCTGGTAAAATATAATCGTATTTTCCAAGACCGGAATCTATACTAATTTGTAATGCTCCTTGATCTGAAAATTGCATAACACACATACCTGACATGCCCAACTTAAGAATTGCTAATACTTGGCTTAACGGCCAACTCCAACCTTGAACAAGAGCACCATCAACATTTTGTGCAAAAGTACGTTTACCGAAATGTCCGCCACTATCAGCAGATCCAATATTAAAAATTAAGTTATTCTTTTCAGTTCTAGCACTAAATGTTGGCGTAATTGCACTATAAATGTTTGCTACTGCACTAAGTTCACTAACACGTGGTTTGCTTGGTTCAATAGTTACATCCCAATTTACACCTTTAAACTTTACTGTTTTTAATTGTTGTTCAACAATTTCTTTACTCATAAAACGATACTGGTCGTTATTACCAAATGTATCTCTAAATGTAATACTTTCTGGTTGTTGCTCACCATTTCGTTCTCGCATACTAACTTCTACAGTTGCATCATCCGCGACATAACTGTCTAAGTTAATAATACCACTAAGGAAACCTAAGTTGCCCATTCCAAATTCACCTTTAAATTCAGCAACTGGTGTATGAGTTGTTGCATTAACAATAACGGATTTGTCTACATCCATTGCTTCAAATTGGGTAACTTCGTCAGTGCCTTTAACTTTAACACTATCAATAAATCCTAACCCTGCAGTATGATTAACTAAGTCACGAATAATATCTTTCATCTTTGCCTTTTATATAGATTATGCATTACATGTATTATAGCACATGTAATACTTTAAGTCAAACAACTTCAAATAATGAACTAAATGTAGTTGCTTGTTTTGTTGCTTGTAAATCCCAATCAAGTATTCCAATTAGGTTTTCTATCTTGTTATCAATAATTGTCGATTCCATATGAGCATGATCAAATGGCAAGTCTTTATACCATTTTGGTAAATGTAATTCATCAATTGGATACCCTATGCTCTTAACATTCATTGGATTATCCTTGAGTCGACATACAATAGTTTTCATGCCATCAACGATATTCATACTATACTGATCACCAAATGCTTTCTTTAATTGGTTCCAATTGATTGCGGCCATAACATGCCCTACACCACATTTACCGGTTTTGTCGTACTGTTTTGTGTACTTTGTTAAGTTGTTAACCCGTTTTGGTGTTCCCTTTTCCCATCCAGGCCTATCTTTAAATGCTTTTCTAAATTCAAGTATTCGGTTTCTTATATATATTTCATCTTTACCTTCTAACAAATCCAACAAAACACTTTCCAAAAACTTTTGCATAAATTCTGGTGTGTCACTACGTTTAAGATCCAATCCCATTGCTTTAAGTTTGCCTGGCTTGCCATCTTTATCTACTCGTTCACCTTCCATGTCATATACAAGTAAACCATATCGTTTCTTTTTAATAAACAGTCCACGTTCAGCAACAGCCTCCCTGCCAGCCGCAATAATTTTACCATGATCAATATCAATGCCATGTAGTTTGTGCATAAACTGTGGAAAACTTTCATTAACTTGTTCACATACAGCATCATATAATTCAATGGCTTTGTCCTTGTTCCACTCTAATTCACCTTTGTCGATTTCTTCTTTAAAAATTGGAAATGCTGAAAAATATGCACTATCAGTATCACCATAAATTATTGTCTCGCCCTTGTGGTCATATTTTCCAGTTAAACTTTCATTTAACTTTGCCGCCATGTGCCTTGCAATAGTTCTACCACCAAGTGTCGTTGATTGCCCCATACGAATATCGAAAAAGCGACTACCAACATTAAGCAAAGTACCATATAAACTGTTTAAGTTAATTTTTTTAATCAACTGTCGCTTATCCCAAAACATCACTTCTTTTTCATCAACCGCTTCACGTTTTTGTTTCTGCAACACTTTACGTTCCGCATACCAACGCTCTAGCAATCCTGGAATAATCCCCTTTTCATCATATCTAAATATAGTTCCGTTTGCAGTTAACCCCCATGGATTATCAGACAAATGAATTAAGTCATAAATTTGAGCACCAGTCATTTTAATACTATTGCCATCTTCAAAATCAACAATCATTTCTTCAGCAATGTCTTGGTTATTGACAAGTTCAAACTCAATCGTATCAAATCTATCTGCCCACGCATCGGCAAACCCAACTGCTTTGGCATTTACGCCTTCAAGTTGATCTTCTATATATATGTTTGTTCTATCTAAACGTATTTGCCCAATCAATGTTTCAGTACTCATATTCATTGCACGTATTACACTTGGATATAGACTGTTTAAATCAACACTTCCTATCCATTCATGCAATCCGGTTTTTGGTTGTGCTACATACGCACCAGCCGCAGTTTGGTCTTTGTTTCTTTTATTTTTATCTGGTACTTGTAATCCTTGTGCCCATGCTTCGTTTACTATTGCTTGATCACCAACTGCAACTGCACCTAATGTTGTTGGAAGTAATACAGTATTATCATGTGCAAGTACATTTGCCAAATCAATGTACTGGTTCTTTTCATCAATTTTAACAAGCATCATAACATCTTGCCTGTTGTAAGCAATAAACTTTTCAAAATCGTTATTGTATAACTGATCTAATGTACCTTCATATGGTATTTTGTTTTCACCAATTTCAATTTCACCTACATAATCCAACCTATAACTATGTAATTCGTGGTATGTGTATTTGCGATACAACTCTAAGTAATCTAAATGTACTTTGCCACACAATACATATCCTTGTTGTTCCTTACCAAACTTTTCATAAATTTTCTCTTGTGGATATTGCCCCCATAAACAAAGACCTCTTGTATGCTCTTTACCTATTATCCGTGTTATTCTGTTTACAATATATGGAATATCATATCCTTCTGAGTTCCAACCTGAAAATACATCAACATCGTCAACTAATTGAAGGAACATCTCTAACATTTCTTCTTCTGTATCACAAAGCATTGTATCTTCAATGTTATCACAAATACGTTTTGCTTGTGCATTGTCCATTTTATCTGGCTTAATAACTAATGTGATGCATCGCTTCATCCAATTCAAATAAACTGAAATTGCAGTAATTTTATTGAATGGATCTTTTGGATCACTAAAGCCTCGTTCTTTATCAAAGTCTACCTCAATATCAAGAAAACATATATGCAACTCTGGTGCTTCCTTGCCTAAGTAATTTTCAGACAAACACCTAAATACTGGCTTTATATCAGATTCGAATAGCCGTTTATGGCCATACATTCGTTTTTCTTTTTGGAATACTTTTCCGCTTGTATGTGAGACTTGTGTTAATGGAGTGCCAAAAATACTTTTGTACTTCCCTTTTTTGTCATTGTAATATAAGACATAACGAGCTGGGAATGTTTTATAATCACGTTCACCATTAACACGCTCAACAAGTTCAATACAATCACGATTAGTGTCGTGGAATGCGTCTACATAGCTCATTTTATGCTGTACGCCCAACTATTGTAAGAATGTCTTCTAATTCTTCAAATGAATCTTTTGTCTTTTGAAGTTCTGCTTTATAAGCAATACGAATTGCTTTGTTAAGGACACTAGGCTTAAGGTCCATTTCTTTAGCAACTGCATCTACTGTATCTTTTAATCCTTCACGCAAATCTTCTATTTCACGTGTGACGGTTATACCTTCACTAACAATTTGTTTTAATTTTGAGGTGTCGGCTTGGCCATAGGCTCTACTTAAACTCATTTTTCTCCTTGTTTATTATTTGGTCCTGTTCTTCTTCATGAAACTTTCTTGGTTGATCTGGATGCTTTAAGCGATATGCGGCAAGGCGTCCCAAATATGCGGCATCAAGTTGATCCTTCATTTCTGGATTAACCCATCGGTCGAGCCAATCTGCATAATAAGGATCTTTGTAAACTGACTCAGTCCCACGAATCATTTTAAGCGTCAGGTTGCCTATGTCCGGCGCATTTTTATACTCTTCTTTAATTTTTTTCTTATACTTTTGTTTTTCTTCTTGTTTTACTGATCGTAACAAATGCTTCCACTGTGGCGAGCGTTCCATAGCATCGCCACTGGCTACATATTTGCCCATTAATTACCTCCTCTTATATAATTAAGAATTACTTCTGGTGTGGTTTGAACATACTGTTCATCATTAACCGGAACATTATCGTCAAATCCATCTTCTTCAAAAATGCGTTCAATTTCCCCATTGTTAACAACGATAACATATCTCCAACTTCGTTCACCAAATCCGTTTGGTTTCATTTCACAAAGAAACCCCATTTTACGAGTAAAATCGCCATTTCCATCTGGAATAGGTTTAACATTTTGTATTTGCAGTTGGCGGAACCATGCATTCATTACAAATGAATCATTAACACTGGCACAATATACTTCGTCAATGCCTAGTTGTTTGAATTCGCCATATTTGGCATCAAAACCTGGAAGTTGGAATGTTGTGCATGTTGGTGTAAATGCACCTGGAAGACTAACCACTACTACCCGCTTATTAGCAAATATTTGGTCAGTTGTTAACTCTTTCCAGTCATAGTTGTCGTTAACTTGAACTCGTGTTTTAAAGGTGGCTTTAGGTGCCAGTAATTTTCCCATATTTTCCTTTCAATTTAAATTATTAACATACTATCATATAGTATACAGGAATGGGTTTATCATGTCAACGGAATTATTTACTTTTTCTCACTTTTTTTGAAAAATCGAACTTGTAGAACTCTAAATACCCTAAGTTTGTTGTGCTTACATCATCACCATCGCCTTCAACAAATTCACCAGCCATCATTTGACCACCGTCC